TTTACGTGCAGCGCCTGTTGTTTGGGACTATCCCATTTGCATTCCATTCAAACGTGTTAAACAGCTCCGCGCTACTTCAGAAGGCTTCGAATCTGTATGCCCATCCACATGGAATTTGATTATTTATGGACCCCCAATTCAACAAGCACTGACAGATATTGACAAAGTATCTTTGTTCTATAACAGCTTTAGAGATATTGGTCGAGTAATTTATAGCGAATATGCAGGCGATGGCTGGCAGAAAGACCTTGAGTATTATGAAGAAAACAAAGGTAATATCTGATGAGTAAGCATATTGCTCAGGATTACTTTTTCTTGCTTCCGTCTGAAAGCAAAGTGCATCCATGTCGTCTTATCACTAAAGACGGTACTTTAATGTGGAAACACGCCTTGCTTTATCAAAACTCTAACTTGTCCTTACCCAGTTCTGAAGCACATGAGCAGCACATAATAAAAACTGCTCAGCGCCTAGAGGAACTGAACAGTTGGGTATCCCAAGGACTAGAGCCTTGGGAATGTTTTTCAATTGAAGCGTGGTATCAACCTAACGAGCCTGAACTATGTGAAGGTATCTCTGCCTACTTTACGCATACAACTCATGATCTTAACTACACATATACAAATTTATTGCCACACATCCAAGATCATGAGACTCTTCAACTACGCAACAGATATCTTTACTTCCGCCGTTGTTGACAACAAGGCCGCTTATCTGCGGCTTTATTAGTTTAACGAATCAATCAGTTTATTGAGATACCATTTTGCCTTTTCAGCATCTTCTTTACTGTTCTTTTTATGCCAGAGTCGAAGCATATATTTGAGAACTTGTCCCTGAAGAAAGCCCAAGAATGGAGACGGAGCGTTAATAATTGAGTCCTCAATAACCTCAATAGCTTCTACTCGACCTTGAGTATAGTGCGCAGGGCTATTTACCATATCGTGTTCCGTATCAACTTTAAGAAGGTCGTGAACGTATTCTGAAAATTCTTCGTTTTTGAATGATTTGATGTTTTTGTCGCCCATTATTGCTCACATCTGATTTAGTCACTTCCTAATATAGAGTCAACAGATTAGCGATGTGGATATGCCCAGCCCTAAAGGTGACCCAACTTTCATCAAGAACAAAGACAGGTATTTTATAAACGTGGCACAGGCTATAGGTCGGGCATCAACACACCCAAAATCTCCTGGAGGGTGTATCATTGTGCGTGACCGGGAAATCATTGGAAATGGCAGAAGCTTATTAACAGACAGTAAAGTTGAGATTGATTGCATTTCATATGCAGTAGCCGCCGCTGCTAAAGCTGGCACTCCAGCTATAGGCGCAGTTATATACAGCACGAGATACCCTTTCTCTACTTCTATCTTCCAAGCCCACATGATGGGTATCAGGAAGATTGTGATTCTCGCTCACGAGTGGGAACCTTACTACCGAGAAGAGTTTAGACGCGCTGGACGATTGGCAAGAGAACTTCAAGTCTCAATCGAGCCAATCTTTTTAGACGAAGATCCGAGATTTACAAAAAATACTAATGACAGAAACATTGATCCAGTTCTCTTCCCAGAAGCGAACCCGTTCTCGCCAGATGAATATGATCCAGACAATGCAACAGATACCTTCGATGAATAAACAAATTATTTTTGACCTTGAATCTACTGGCTTATTACGACAAGGATCTCGTATTCACTGCATCGTTATGCGTGGTGGTGATGATGGGAACACTTCTGTGTTTGACAACCGCCCTGATCAATCAATTTTGCAAGGCATTCACGAATTAGAGCAAGCCGATCTCTTGATCGGTCATAACATTATTGGATATGACATACCTCTTATCCAAGAACAGTATCCTGAGTTTGTTCCCAAGGGACAGTGTCTAGACACCCTCGTTCTTAGCAGACTGTTCTATCCACACATTGCAGACAGAGACTACGATCGTCGTCCACACGGAATGCCACAGCGTCTGTATGGACGCCATAGCCTTGAAGCCTGGGGTTATCGCCTTAAGTGCTTCAAAGGTGACTTTGGCAAGCACGAAGGCAATTGGTCTGTATATACACCTGAGATGCTTGATTATTGCATTCAAGACACTGAAGTAACGCTCAAGCTTTGGGCACTAATGAAACGACGTATGGAGGATTACTCATGACTACTACACCTAAAAAAAGCGACCCTTTGACTCACAAAGAAGTTGCAGCTGCTGCTGATATTTTCTTTCCACTTTTTAACGAAGTTTTTAGCCGTATGCCAGATGGTTCTACGACTGAAGACACATTGAAAGTTATGGAATCTGTAGCAAAGCTTGGTCACAAAAATCGTGCTGACAAGCTTTTAGAAGAAAAATCACTTGCTTTTGGATTTAACAAGGAGGATGACGAGAATGCTTGATTGTGTATTGCTCGAAATGCGTATGGCAGAAATCATGTCACAACAAGAAGCTAGCGGCTTCCGGTTTGACGTATCTGCTGCAGAGCGAGTACGGGGTGAACTTCAAAATGAAGTTACCCAACTTGAGCAATCAATTCAATCACGATATATCTATGTACCCGGAAAGGTATATACACCTAAACGAGCAAACAAAACTAAGGGCTACGTAGCGGGTGCTCCTATGACAAAGCTGCTGGACTTCAATCCCACCTCGCGTCAGCACATTGCCTGGGCACTGCAGAACTTCCGTGGTGCTCGCTTCACCAAAGTGACTGAGACCGGTAAGCCCAAAGTTGATGAAGCAACTCTTTCAGAGATGCGCGACCTTGCACTAGCTCAGGACAACAAGCTCCTGCATGAAGAGTGTGAGATGTTCATCCGCCTGTTGACCCTACAAAAATGGTTGGGCCAGTTGTCTGAGGGTACAAACTCCTGGTTCAACACAATTGAAGATGATGGCTGTATTCATCACAGCTGTTCTTTGGCTACGCAAACAGGCCGCAACGCGCATCGTGGTCCCAACCTCGGGCAAGTTGTGAGTGCACCGTGGGCACGTCAATTGTTTGTTCCGCATCCTGGCCATGTCATGGTCGGAGCTGACTTGGAAGGCTTGGAGCTGAGATGTTTGGGTCATTATCTATCCGTGTATGACGAAGGAGCATTTGCCGACGTTGTATGCAATGGCGACATTCATCAACAAAATGCTGATCGTGTGGGATGTACACGTAAAGAAGTCAAGACAATTTGCTATGCCTTTATCTATGGAGCTGGCGACCAGAAGCTCGGCCATAGCTTGAATCCTGCATTGTCTGATGCACAAAAGAAGCAGCTAGGTCAAGAGCTACGGCGCAAATTTCTTGACGCTATTCCTGGATTAGAGCCACTTATTGATGCAGTTAAGCAAAAGGTTCGTGCAAGCGGTCGTCTTCGAGGTCTTGATGGGCGTCCTATTTTTTGTAGAGCAGAACACAGCTCCCTTAACTTTTTACTCCAGTCAGCTGGAGCCATTCTGAGCAAGCGTTGGCTAGTAGTCGGACAAGACATGCTCGATAATGCCGGACTGACCTACAACGTTGATTACACCCGTTGTGCTTACGTCCATGACGAACAGCAGCTTTCAGTTGTACCCCAAGAAGTTGATAGGGTCAAAATGCTGCTAGAAAATTCAGCACCTAAAGCGGGGAGTTACTACAACTTCCGTGTGCCCATCACTGCCACTGCAGACAGTGGATCTGACTGGGCTGAAACTCACTAATTTTTTTATGAAAAATTTCTTTCTTTCTCTTGCCTTTCTTTATGGAGTAGGCATGTCTGTTTATGGTGCTAATTGGTATTTAAAAGATATGAAAGCACTGGAACAAGCCGTCCGCAGTGGTAATGAACATATTGAAATGCGTCATCGTATAAATACTTGGGGGAATGTATACACAATTCTCATGGCTAATTTAATCTCTGTTGTCGCAATAGCAGGGATGCATTCAAATAAATTCAGAAAAACAAGTTAAAATGATGTTGCAATAGATATATTCAGCCATGGGTGCATACGTTACAAGAAAGAACCCATCTACTGGCTTGGACCGTGAATATTACAAAGCTGATGATGGCAAGTTATACAGTAACTATGATTCAGCAGCTAATGCAAATATGAATCCCATTGCTCGAATGCAGCGAGGAGTTGGTGAAAGTTTAAAGCAAATCGGAAATCAAGGTTTAATACCTATACCTACTTTTAACAATACTAGTTATTCAGGGGCTGGTTATTTCAAATCACTTGCTGGTCCTTTAGGAAGACCATTTGCCATTCAAAGCAATCCAAAAACTGATAAGTTTTTACAGCAAACAATCGATGCTGCTTCTAAGAACGGTAATACTATTACCTTTAATCAAGATATTGCTAATAAAGAAGCTTATGACAGACTTGGATCTAGTATGGGTAATAAAGCCTTTGGCCGATATACAGGAACTGTAGACGCTCAAGGCAATGTAATCGTTAAAGATGATTACGATACTAACAGAAGTGTAGGATGGCATCTTGGCAGAACCTTTTCAGGCAAAGATGCTCAAGGCAAGGAGCTTGGAATTAAAGATAGGCTGATTAGTGGAATCAGCGCGATACACAGAAAGGCTGACAACCTTGGTTTGACTAATGCTCGGCCTTATGGAACAGAAGTTGTGATTGGAAATATTAATAGGGCTCAACCTACTCGTATGGCTGGACAAGCAGACATTACTGTAGATAACACTGCTGCACCTGGACCAGCAACTAATTATGCAGTCCAAGCAGGAGATACTTTGTCATCGATTGCTGCTGATCGTGGCACAACTGTAGCTGATCTAGTGAGACGCAATAACATTGCTAATCCTAATTTAATTCAGATTGGGCAAATAATCCGATAACTAATACATGGATAATCCAGAGAACCACTTATTTAATTTTCAAGTAGATGCTCCAGCCCTGAAGCTTTTAGTGAAGGGCATGCGGTATTACTTAGAAAAGTGGCCTGGTGGCGATGCTCAAGAACAGATTGCCATACAAAATATGCTGTACGAATTAAATAAAGCTCATCTAGAATTAGTGTTTATAGAAAACGAGTAATATTATGAAAAATCCAATAAAAATTACTCCTGAAACCTACAAGAAAATGAACGAGCTTTTTGAAGCAGAAGGAGTTGATTTGCGTATTGAAGTTCCTACACAACAACAGATTGATGAATGGCAAAAACAAAAAGAATGTTCGCCGTAAACTAGTAGTCATTGTTACACTATGAATATACGTTCATCTCAACACATTTGAGACGCAAGTAGGCTTCGGCTGAAGGAACGGGAAATTTCTACACTATGGAGGTTTCCAATGAACACACTCAATATCATCAAGAAGCAGATCGAAAAAGCATCTGCTAAGCATGATGCTCAGATTCATCTAACTCGCTATCGCGGTCACGATTGCAAAGTCCATCAATCTCGTCAAGAGATGCATGGCACTTACTGCTATCGAGGTCGTACCTATACAAAGTGAATACATTATTTGATGTCCGCTATAACGACGGAACTATTATCGAAGGGCTGACGTTTGAAGAAAGTGAGAAGCTATTTTATAAAGCTTTGACAACTGACAACGCCTGCTCTGTATATCCGCAACAAACAACTGAATACTTTAGTCCCCGCTAATGCGGGGTTTTTTTATATCTTTCTACAATAGATAGATGGTAAACATATTAAATAGATGCGTAAAGCTGGTGAACTTATCGCGCAATATCTTAGAGAAGGTAAATTAGCAACTAGTCGCAGTAAACCTATTGGAACTGGCGGTAATGCAGTTGTTTATGAATCCGATATTCCAGGCAATGTAATAAAACAAGGGCATGTACCCGACGATTCTTTTCCTGGTAGATCTTTAGAAGATGAAGTCAACTTACAAGCTATTGCTGCTGAAATGGGAATTGCCCCAAGTGTTGTAGCCTTAGAAAAATTTCCAGGTGGAATTGGAAACAGAATTGAGATGAAAGATATTAGAAATAACTTTGAGACACGCGGTGATGAAGCTTTACAATTTCCTACTGGTATGGATGCTGTGCGTGTAAATCAGCAGCTTGGTCAGCTGGCTCTCAAAGGAGTTCGTTTAGAAGATAGGCATAACGCTAATGTTGTTTATAACAAAATGACTGGCAGACCGATGCAACTTGACTTTGGCATTGCTGGTCGAGTTGAAGGATCAGAGCAGGCCGCATGGCTCACTCATGTGACTGCAGAAGGCTTTGAAGCTGCTGGTCTAAATGATGTCGCAAGCATCTACCGTGCCACCGTTATGGATCTCTTAGAAGGCGGAGATGTTTCTGACGCTATGGATGTTGCCAAGCAAGGATTTAGCCGATTACAGAAGATTAAAAAGCCTTTAGAGAGTGCTTAAATTTAGTCTGGGTATCAAGCTGTTTTAATCTTTTTCAAAATGCTCTGCTGAATTTCATTTTCAGGTCTCAGTGATTCAGCACGCTCTCTATCGAACTTTGTAGTCTGATTCCGCATTTGTTGTGTAAATAATCCTCCCTTGAATCCGCCAAATCCACCCCTCAATGTTGGATCATATGGTACTCCCTGTGTACCCGGACTCTGCTCAGTTCTGTATGGCTTGTACTGCTTGTTGTATCTGTAGGCTGCGGCACGCTGCTTTGCTAATGCAGGACCTCGTGAGGTCTGCACATATGAATCTCCTTTACGCAACCTGCGTCGATCTACCGCCACTATAGATTCCTTATCTTTACTTATATATTATATTCTGGCTGCGGGTCATATTCAGTTTCCGCTTCAAAACAGACTACCCAATCAGCATTTTTGTCTAACAATTTTGCATCAAGTTCACGTTGAAGCATATGAACCGCAGCTATATGATGTGGTGCATCAGCAAATGCTTGAAAAAAGTCAAGTAAATCTACTTTTTCCATCAGATTCCAACTTGCTGATTCAAGTTCTTAACAGCTTTAGCTAGAGGTACAACAGTAGCCATTACCTTTTTAGGAAGCTCTGCGTCTCGTACTTCAATATCTTTTCTTACAAGCTCTACTTGCTGTTGAGCATTAGTCACACGTTCTTCTAGTTGCTTGGATTTCCAATCTGTAAATTTCATAGCCAATAATAGAGTGATTATTGGCCCAGCAATATATTCCATGTTTATGTTCTAGCTAAACAAAGTCTAGCTGTTTATGCTGTAAATGTGAGACCATCGTCTTCTAAGTCATCATCTTCCCAACCTTCATCCATAATATCGGTTGGAAGTTCCGAAGAATCATCTACATTCAATTCAAGCAACTCGCAAAATGTTTCTTCAGAGATAATCTCAGGAAGGCCGCTTTGTTGCTCATCGATTTTAAAAATGATTCCATTAGACATTAGGGTTTCTTGTACACCATTCTTTTGCTCCATCCTTGACTTAAGCAGGCGCAAGGCTGTTTTTTCCAAGGCAGGTCGGCTCATCCTGGTGACTTCGTATCTTGCCCTCGTAAGAGCAAATCTTTGCTCGATCGTTAACTGTGCATTCATCTAGCTCTTCCTCAATAAAGCGTTTGTTGGAAATCCATTCTTCAATTAATTCTTTGGCAGTTTCGTTATAAAAGTCCTGCCTTTCAAACCATACTAACCACGGTTCTGAACCTTTTGAGTGATTACATGATTTACAGCAAGGGATTAGGTTGCTTCTTAGGCTACTTCCTCCTTTTGATTTAGGTTTTATATGATCTAATGATGTTGCCCTATTAGAGCGACAATATGCACATAAGCCGCCCCAGCCGTATTTAATTGACTTGCGGAACTTACGCTTAGCAGAGCCCTTTGAGAGGCAATCTAGGTTGAACATTAAGTCAGCCCAGTCTTCAGCGATACCCATTCGTTCTTATTTAAGGAACTTACTAAGAATGTAACGTAATGCCGTTCTTTTTATGTATTTAAGTAATATTTTTATCGATTTTGATTTAACACTATTTCATCTAACTTTTCTTCGATCCTTATCATGTGGCCTTCAACACGCTCCAAAGTTTTGGCAAAATCATCTTTTGTCACGTAGTCACGTGCCATGCTGAGTTCTACGCCATCAATACGCTTATCAAGCTCATCAATCTTACTACTAATTTTTGATGTTAATATAAAACCCCCAGTAATTACAGCCACTGTGGCGCTTACAATTGACTCAATCATTGCTGTATTTACACAAGGACTTTTTCTTATTGTATCTCACATTCGTTTTCAAATATCTTTAGACTAATCTAAAACAAGCATTCATATGAACCTAGAACTCGACGAGCTTTTCTGCCATCCTGGCCTGTTTATTGCTCAATCAGATACGCATCGTTGGGGTGTCTTCACGTCTGAAGATATTGTCATGCATGATGTTCTGCAAGAATCGCCCTATTGCACTTTTCCCTACAAAGAAATTCGCAAGAAATCTGATATTCTTGTTCGCTATACTTACGACTCTTCAGACAACAATCAAACAGATGAAGCTATTCTAGGGTTTGGCTTCGCTGGACTTTACAATCATTCTGTTGACTATAACGCTGCTTATGAGATCGATACAGTCAACGAAGTCATGCGTCACTATGCGACAGAAGATATCCCCGCTGGATCTGAAATCTTTATTAACTATGGATATGAAGATGAAGATGAAGAAGACTTCGGAGACTATTGATTTGGATCAACCGACTTGTGTCGATACGAAATAGTCCACCCATCCTGTCCAAAATTACCAGTCTCTTTAAATTCCCACTCCAGTTCCGGTTCAGGTTCTGGAGTGGTTTTTTTATAATCTTCAACTGCTTTGTCTAGTTTATGAGGCAGCGTTGCGTAAAACTTCCTCTCATTAATTGCACGACGTATTTTTTCGGTTTGGCTTCTAGTGCTAAACCGATACAGCCACTCAGCATCATGTGGTATGACGCCTAGATCTTTTTTGCGGGCTTAATTGCGTTAATAGCGGAAAGTACAAGCTGGATGACACTATTGGACTTTAAAGGAGTTAAAGCAATAATTTCTGAAGCTGCAGCAACTAAAATCCAAAAAATTGGAGATTCAATAATACCCATGTTTCTATCTATTGGTTTGCCATTATTCTAACTACTTTCCTACGCTAACTACGCTTTTAATCTATATACCTATTTACTAATCAAGCTACTACTACCTATATACCATTTTTAAGAAACAGTATATAGGCAGTGATGTATTTACTGTAGCTTTTTGATCGCAGCGTATTTAGTTTTCAATGTAACCTGTCCGTATTTCCCTGTCATTGACTTTGACGCATGTCCAAGTATTGAATCTTGAACACGGTCAATAATCTCAGATTCGTTCATTCTGCTTGTAATACTATGGCGCAATGAATGTGCAGCATCACCTGCAGGTAGTCCTAAGGTTCTGCCGAAACGGTAGCTCCAGCTAGCACCTGGTCGCTTAGCACTTGAGAAAAACAGACGTTCAACATACGCTTCACAAGCAGGGTGGATAGGAACCTGCCTTATTGAGCAGGGGTTCTTTAATTTTCTATTGGCTTGATATTTAATATCAAAGTATGGGATATCTGCATTGAGATGAATGTTCTCTGGGTAGATGCCTGCAATCTCGCTGATTCTTAAACCTGAATACCAGATGACCCTGAAATAGGGATCTTCGTGGTACTCCTTGTAGAACTCCCACGGATACAGTTCAGGATCGCGTCTAGCAATCATTAGACCGTCATCCAAGTCAAGCCAAACGTTCTCACCTTTATATAGTTTCTTTTTTCTTGCCTTATTCCATAGCCCTTTCAGAGCTGATATGCGAGCTTTGACTGTGCTCTCAGACCATTCATCCATTCTTCGCTCTAGATAATCCAGAGCTACTTCATCAATCACGTCCTTAACTTTGAAGTGAGTTAGACCACGAATGGCCTTGTCCCAGTTTTGTTTTGTTGTAGCTTGAATTCTCGGATAGAGCGGCTTAAGCCTATCCGTCATTTCCTGAACGTTCATGTGGGTCATCGTGGGGTTATAAGCAACGCCTATCGTTAACCTATTGAAAAACCCCACAAAGTGTGAGGTTAAATGAGAAAAACGGAGAGGGTCGGATTCGGACCCTCACATTGGGCGCTGCTACTGGGATCCTAGCACTTCAATCTCTATGCATTGATAAGAGCTAATTATCAGTTGACCCCACTAGTTTTCCACAGGTTAATCAGATCAGATCAATCGCTGTCTGCAACTCTTTTGAGTGGTTTAGTTCATCGTTCCATATTTCAAGAATCTTTTCGTCAGGGCCGTGCTCCTCTAAGTATTTGAAATATGTCTCAGCAGCATGAATTTCTACTTCGTAAGAAAGATGATAAGCAAGTTTTGGAGCAAGCCAATAGTAAATGACATTTACCCAGTAATAAATCAGCACTAAATGCTTAGCTAGAAAACGATCAATAAAGTAAAGGTTTCCGCCTTTGCTTTCCATATATTCCAAGTGATCAGTTTCGATGGCAGACTGCTCGAAGTGTTGCCTCATCAAATACAAATGATCTGGCCCACGTAAGCCCATACTTTCACGAAAATGCAGAACGCTTAGAAAGGCGAAGTAAGGTGCACGAGCAATTTCCTCTAGTACCCAAAATCGTTGATAATTTCGCCCTTTGTACAAAAAGTCTAGGATCTTAACTGTGATATTTAAAAATAATACGTTGAGGTTTTTCATTGCTATTCCTTAGCCAACTTAACCCTAACTGAATCAACTATGACGTACCGTTAATTGTTTCTTTTAGCTGACTGCAGTAATAGCAGCGCCTCTTAAGGGAACTCGATAGTCGGTGCCTGTTTTAAGAGAAGCATCTGTTGTCACAAAGATGCGTGTTACATGCTTTCGTTTGTTGTCACCGTCAAAAGTATAAGCAGAGCCATTCCATTCAACTTTGAGGTGAGGATGACTTTCAGTACATGCAATATAAATTTGATCGTTGTTATCGCTGTTATTCAAGCGAACACAGCCTTCATAGATAGTGTTCTCACCTTTCCACCACCAGCGTGGAACCCACCAATAATTAACTGGGCGATCAGTCGAGTCGGGACTAACTAGAGTTAAATCTCCTGATTGATCCTTGAATGACTCAAGTCCTGTAATTGTGATTGCCCCAGCCATCAGCCACGTCTCCGCTTCATTACCTCATTCATTTTTTCATCTTTGAATTTTTGAGCGGCTGGTTCTTGAGCAGCATCTTTCATTGGCTCTTGCTTGTCTCCATCGCCATCCATGTCAAGGAAGTCAGGCTTCATGTTATGTCCAGGCATTAGTCTTTATTGATAATGTTTTTATAGAAGGTAGCCTTCTTCTTCATTTTAGACGATGCATTAGGGTCTTTTAATACTGAATTAGCATATGACTTACGGCCTTCAGGTGTATCTGGATAACCGGCTTTAGTAGCTGCTGCAGTGAAAGTCCCTTTAGTTCCACCTTTTTTACGGTGGCTCATCTTTTGAAAAGCCTTAGCTAAACCTTTTGCTTTTTTACGTTTGGCTTTATCCATCGACTTTAAAGCAGCTTACCAATACGATCTGCTTGACCCTTATGCATTTTGGATGCATTTTCAAGCTCTTTCTTAATTTCCTTGAGAGCCTCTATTTTACCTTTTAAAAACTCTTGAGATTTGCTGTCGTTTTTCATGATCTGTGCCTCGCAGTTTTTTCAGCTATATCGTCAGGTTGTTTACTAAACTGCTTACCTTTACGCATGGCGGCGCGTTTTTTAGCGGTGGATCTTGCGTATTCTTTGTCTGATAAAGATTCACGAGCCTTCTTTGGCAAGTAGCGCTCACCAGTAGCATTCTTACCTTGAGTGCTGTTTTTACCAGACTTAGTACCCCAATCTTCTTTAGTCCAACTATCAAGAGATTTTTGAGATTTAGCTTTAGCCATAATCAACTACAGATTGGACCACCATGCACCCAAGCATCACAGGTTCGATCACCAGCACACTTGAATTTAAACAGTTGGCAATAACCAAGATTGCCGTACATCACGACTTTTTTAGGATCAGCAACGCTGTCCTTTTCGTTAATACCTTTAATTATACAGTCGAGCATTCCATTAGATTGATCAAATGCAGCACAGTTCCCACAACGAGTGGACTCTGCTTCTTCTACTGATGTATTAAATATATCAGCTTTCTTTTCCCAGAATTCAGTACTAGGCATATCAGGGTTCATTGGACCATAGCCATAGTTATCTATTGTCCAATTTCTATTTTTAGTATTTTCGTCTACGTCTTGGGTAGCCTGTGGGCATTTACCAATGACTTTGACAATCGATTTATTTGCATGAAGTTGGGCCTTACGCTGGCTATGATCAGACATTATTTAGGAAATAAAGTTGTACGTGGATCTCCATGACTCATCGTTGGCTTTACTGGCGGTGGATATTGTTCAGGCCGCTTGGCACAGCCTTGTCCCATTTGATTAGCGGGTGGAAACCACACCTGTCCTGCCATACGCATTAGTTCTTGTAGCCCCCACCTTTTGCTTTGTACTCTTTGGCCATCATTTGGGCCTTACGGGCAGACCATTGACCAGGCTTACCACCTTTGCTGCCTGCTTTTATTCTATTAAATATCTGTTTACGCAAGCCAGGCTTGGTGTAGTTACCAGCTTCGTTTACACGAGATTTGGCTTTACTTTTAGCTTTACTGCGAGATGCTTGTGACATGATCAGCAATTCCAACGTTTACGTGCAGCACGACCTCTTTCACTCTTCCAACTACGTGATCGTGCACAGAAAGATTTACGACGTGCAGCATCTTTTTTAGTCTTAGGATTAGGAGCAGGTGCTTTTAAATTTGAGCCAGTCTTACGATTGATTTCTTCACGACCTTTTTTAGATAAACCGCCGCCTTGGGCTACAGAAAGTTTGCCACCACTTTTTACAGTGATACCTTTCATTGCCCCTTTCTTTTTACTTTTAGTATATGAGGCAGCCTTTGCTTTAGCTTTTGCTCTATCAGCCATTTATAGAAAGCAATACTATTACTATTCTACTGGAGGCAAAGGTTCTATTGGATCAGGCTTTCCATCAACAATTGCACAAGCACGCTTGTAAAACATATTATCAGTAGTACCTTTTTCTTCCATCACATCTTTAATTTTTTGCCAATTTGCTTTTTCTTCTTCACTCATTGGTTTGCAGATAAATGATCCATCTCTGCATGCATAAGATCACTGAGGTTAGCGACCTGAGCACAGCAATTCATAATTAGACCACGCTGATTTGGCGTCAAGTTATCGGCGTCAATAGCATCTTCAGAAAGAACTACAGCAACATCTCCTAAAGCCATAACAATGGCAGGCATGCCCCATTTTTCAACAAGACCAGACATAACTGAAAGCAGTGGATTTTCACCGCTCTCAACTATTTGCCAGAATTGTTGACGCTCTTCAATAGTCATAATATGAGCACTAAGTACTTCTATTGTAGATACAATATTGCTAGAGATATATGACATTATGGCACAGATAACGATAGAGGGGTTCAAAAATTTCTTTAAGTACTACAACGCTGAAGAACATCAGCAGATTGCTATAGAACTTCTATATGATGGATTATCCCCAGAAATGCTGGACGATGGCTGTAGATGGATTCGTGAATATCGAAATCAAATAGAAAAACAAGAGAAAAAACCAGAGCGATGGCCCATTACTAAAGTCCAGATGGGAAGAATCATGAACTGCTCTACTGAAAGCATTCCTGATTCTGTAATGGATGACTTTGCCAATTGCTGTGAGCTTTATGGATTTGATCGTATCAATATCGCTTATTTCTTAGGACAATGTGGACATGAATCTGCGGGATTACGATATCCCGTTGAGATTCACGATGGTTCAAACTATGAGTTCAGGGATGATATTGGAAATATATATCCTGGTGATGGAGTTAAGTTTGCTGGAACTGGTTGGATTCAAGTCACAGGACGAGCAAATCATCAGGCCTTCTCTGATTACTTACAGAAAAAAGGTCAATATGATTCCAAGGTAATGGAAATAGGTAAGACTTATTCTAGTGAGAAATATCCTTGGTCAATCTCTGGTTTCTGGTGGATGAACCGAGGCATGATTAGCCACTGCCAAAAAGGTCCAGGTGTTGATGACGTTGGTTCTATGGTCAACGGACGATATCTTCCTAATGGATATGAAGACCGCAGACACTACTCACGTCAAGCTTTTGATGTCTTAGGTCTTCCTTATCCAGGCAATTGATTATTCTAAACTCAGTGTGTCCTCACCGGCTGACCCAATGATGCCGTCATCGGAAGCAATACCTGCGGAAACAAGGCCGCCGCTAATGATGATGCTGTCTTCGCCTTCTCCGCCAACAATGGTCTCTGGAGCAGGCGCTTCAGGAACTTCTTCAAAACTGCCGTAATCAACGGAAGTGATGTAAGCAGCTAACTCCTCAGTAGTAGTTGTTGCTTCAATAGCCTGCTCATACGCATTGCAGTAGTTACGGATCTCTTCTCTACGATCAAGCACCTCGTCAGGGACGTTAACGCTAGTCTCACTGTTACGTACAATGTACCAATCAGTAGGAGCAAGAAGAGTACCAGCAGAATATTTTGTGTTGGAAATCCAGAGGGTCTTCAAACCAGTTGAGGTATTACCCTCGTCATCAGTAATATCCTCAAGCTGTTTTGGATTATCTACACCCCAATAAAAGCGCTGATCGTAATACGGAGGATTTGGAACCTCAGTAATACCAATAGCGGACTTCTCTTCCCAGGAAGATAATCTCAGCCAATTAGCAGGATATTGAATACCATCGTGTGTAAAAGCGCGGTCATAAGAGAGCGGCTTACCGTCTAACAAAAGCATGATTCTCGTGTCTCGATACTACAATTTTAACGTTATCTAGCGCGGGCAGTTTTAAACGGATGCTCAGCAAATGCGAGATATATATAAGTTCCGCCTGATGCATTTATTTCGCCTAAGTTGTTACGTACTTTAAAACCATTAGATACAAAATCGAATCTGTCAAATGTGTTTTCAGAATTAGTAAGGTCTGCATATAAACCTTTGTTTACTACATTGCCGGTATTTCTTACGCCATCTGTAATGACCCAATTTTGCGTAGCATCGCTTCGACGGACTAAAAGCCATTTAACTTTAAAGCCGGTATATACAAACGGACCGTCTGCAGATCCATTGCCTACAAAGCTTCCTACACTGCTTAGACCTTCGACAGGTGCAAAGCAGTAGGCAATCATATTATTTCCGGGTGTATTTACACCTAATGTACCAGCGCCAAGCGAAAAGACTGTGCTAGTTGGACGTGTATTGTTCCAAGCATTATAATCAGCTTTTGCATTATTGGCATTTAAAATCAAAGATTCGTCTGCACCTATGCCAATATGAGCGACTTGCCAGTTATAAGAACCACTGTCACGGTCTTTTACGATAATCATTTCTGGCGCAGCATTTAATCCATGAGCAACAGTTACAGCAGATGAACTACCTGTATAACTTACAATACTTATGCCCGCCGTTGGGTTGGCTCTGACTGTTGATGCGATTAATGGGACGGTGTCTGGAGTAGCTGTTGAGTCAACTAACAGTTTTCCATTCAAATACATGCCCCAGAATTGAGTAGATTGACCAGATATAGAAGTAAAATCAAGCGTTCTCAAGCTAGTAACAGGTATGGTCAATAACTGCGATGGAAACCCTCCAGAAGAACTGGGGAAAGTATTAGTAGTAAACGTGATGTTGTCAGTAGAAGCGTTAATTACAAACTTCATGCTTGTAGATCCGCTGTAGGCTGATACTGCAAATTGCAGCGTTCCACTAAAGTTTTGCAGTGCGCTTACACTGGTAAAATCTAGAGATCCACTACCAGAAGGTTCTAGTTTATTAGCGCGTTGGCCGTTAAACCAATTAGCTAAAGTTCCACCTAAACTACCTGAACTGGTGATATTTGAAGTTATGGCATGGCTTTGATTGTAAACAGAGCTATTCAGGCCGCCAGCAGCAATCGTTGTGTTTGACGTTCCAGCATCCCACACCCAGCCAACGTAACTCCCATTATTTTCGTTCGTAAGTTGATTTCCACCTAATGTGAACCCATTGCTGTCAAAAGAATTTAGAGTATTTGTATACGTAGCCTCGGCGGATGTTGCGTTTGAATAAAGAACTTCGTTAGCTCCTCTGACAGAATCAAGCAGCACATTATCACGAGTTGTATTACGTTGTTTAATCCACGCAAAATCTGGACTTAGATTTAAACCTGAGATTGTCTGTGTACCACCATTGCCAGTCCAGAGCTTCGTATCAAACGCCGTCGAACCATCGGCAATCGTTGGCTCAGGTAAGTTTGTTGTGCATAGGCTGAGATATGTCGCTGCTGGCCTGTTAGTTCCAGCATTTGTGTA